GGGACGTTGTGGACGCAATGGTCAGTGGCGCAGTGCCGGTCGAGACATCGCTTTCAAAGGTAGACGACCGAATCTCGTACCCGCCCGCATCCCAGTTCGCAGATAGCGCAAGACTCCCATCGACCCGCAGCAATGCCGCCGCTTCCACGCCATCCACTTTGTCGGCATCCAGATATTGCACATACGCCGCGCCCGAGATGCAGGCAAACGGCGCATTGGTGGACCGACTGAAGGTATGCAGCCCCGTAATGGTATAGGCGTTCTCTTCGGTGACGACCGTATTGCCCGAGAGATCCGCATCGGTGTTCGCAACTTGAATATCAGCCATTTACCGAACCTCATAAGCCACATTGATCACCAAGGTCGCCGTGCCGTCACTGGTCGAGGTTTCCGCGTTGAGGGCTGTATTTTCACTGAGCTGGAGTCCATGGATCGCCATCCCGTCCATGGCAAACCATTCAAAGGTCCGGTCATTGAGCGTGGCCCCGCTTTTACGGAGCAACGTATTGCCCCCAGACCCATCTTCTAGGCGCAACAGGGAGCCGGTACCTGCTACTGCCACATCAATCGACCACCACAACACTACAATGCGCTGTCCGTTCCCCGGTGCGGCAATCACCGACGTGTTGGTGTTGGAACTAATGCTGGATTGGGTCTGAAACTGTCCTCGAGCCATGAGCCACTCCTATTCTGTGTGGAAATATCGGTAGTCGTATCCAGGCGTCCGATCGCGGTTAAAGCGTGAGAGGGTTTGGATCGTGGGGGCAAAAGTTTCAGCCATGGTCGCCATGACCCCCGCCGGATCATCATCCTTCCCAATGCGTAAGAGCTTGGTGGCGTAGGACGCAATGGGTAATAACGCGACATCTGGATACGCAACAGTGCCCCCTACCGTAATGTCCGAGGCGGCTGTAAATCCGTAGTACCGTATTGTGTGGGTGGCATCAGGCAACGGATCCCAATAAAAATCCGAGCCATTCGTCCAGTAGCGCACCGGACGCCCTGTCGTAGTAACGTTGTATTGTAAAGACGGCGACAACACACGAGACTGAAAGTAATCACCTGTTGGACCCACCCGCTCGAGGTCCCAGGCTGGACGGCTCGTGTCCGGGTCAATAAACTGCAACCGGTCAATCCGCAACAACCCAGAGGGGAAGGTCGTATTTTCGGTGTCAGCTGTCGTAGTTAGGGTACCAACTGCAGAGCCCAGGACATTTGGCTGTTGTGCCAGGAGGGATTCAAAGAAGTCCTGGGCTGCATTCACGGCACGCAACCCGAGTGTAACCCCTGTCTCCCCTGACTGGAGTTGCAATCCCCGGTCCATGGCCTCCATGAGGTCCAGGATACTCTGTCCCGTTGCCATCTAGTCCCCCGCATGGTGATTGACGAATTTACTGCCAGACGAGGGCCCACACATACTGACTTGAATCTTGGTGTGATCCCATTGGGCTGCACCCACATCATCCATATACTGTTCGCGCTGTGCATCCGTTGCTGCTCGATCACGCTGGGCTTCATCTTCAATCCGCGCCCAGTATTGCTTGCCATTCCCCCACTTGAACCCGCTCTGCTCATAGACGGCGGCAAACACCCGCTCATCCAGCGGCACATACTGGTGGGCTGAGTCCTCTACTACCATCAGGAGCAACCACCCCTGGCAGAGGTGATGACGGATCCGTGGACGCTTGTACCACACCAACCACCGCTCCTTGATCGGATGCCAGGTCACATCCAAATCAGGATGTACAGCCCAGAGCCGTGCCCGAAAAGCCATAGGGGCATGACGTACACCAAAACGATTGGGATGCCAGAACTGGAGGGTCGATTCAAGTGGAGGTGGGGTCGGACGGGCAGGCGTCACCCGAAACCCGTCCTGTGTGGGCTGAACTATTTCTGTGTCAACCAAAGACCTTCTCCCCAAATTCCCGCACACGATCATCCTTGCTACTCTTGCAGTGGCGAGACATCCGTGCCCGTGCCACGTTGAAGGACGAGCGGGATTCGGCCTTGAAATTCGTTGACCATCCATCAACCGGACAGGTCAAGATACCCTGCTCCTCATCCACAATATACGTATCCGGGAGCGGTTCTTCCGGCTTGACCCAATCAGGATGGAAGGTTTCCAGCGGAGACCCTTGTAAAGGAATCGCTAGGCGCTGTCGCTCCCCTTGCGCATCAATATAAGTATGCACTTGTCCTGCATCGGAAGTGATCCCTCCACGATGTGGGCGGCCCTTCCCGTCCCAGGCATGCATCGTGGGGAAACGGGGAGCGCCCTTGGCGGAAAGCTCTCCCCATTTCGTGGACTCAGACAGGTACGTCTGAATCGCGGAGGTGACAGCTGCAATCCCTGCCCACGTCTGACCCCGGTGCTTCGCAAGCTCTTCCAGTTCGTATACTGCTCCCAAGACTTCCTCTACCACTACAGGCGCTACCCCCGTCGGCAGCGTATCCTGCAAGGCGGCCACAGGAGATTCACCCAGATGTGCCAAGAAGAACTTATTCTCTTCCAATGAGTATTTCACCGGGTCAAAAATCTCCATGCTGCTCCTTAATAAGTGTAATTAGTGCGTATGGGCTTCAGGACAATATGCACTGCCCCTTCATACGCCGTCACGGTCCCCGTAAAGTTTAGCGAAATCTGTTCGCCCTTATCCACCTTCCGATTCGCCACCGTTGAAGTCAAGGTCGCCTGGACCGGCGTATCTGCAGTGCTGTCCAGGGCAAAGGTCGAACTGAGGGCGGTCGTCAGGCTTGCCGCTGCGGTGCCTGAAGCCGATACCCCTACATCCAGGGTACTGCTCCCAGCGCCTGCAATACTGTGCGTCTCCCGCACATCCATGATTTCGTAGTCTTGATCCGCCACAAAAATCTGACAATCAGCCGCTTCCCCCGCTGAAATAGTATAGGGAATATGAACAGGGGCTAACCGTGCAATCGCTTTAATACCCATAATACTCTCCTGGCGAAGTGTCGGAGAAGGAACCGGCTGGGACGTCGGCTCCTCCTCCCACCTACTCAGTTTACGATTCGGCTACGTCCTCAATCTTCGCACCAGCCGCTGGGTTATCACTCAGCAACTGTCCTTGCCAGTACCACGCGACCTCAAAGGTCGTGCTGGTAGTCTGACGGAAGAACGGGGTGCCATCAAAGATTTCAGACACGGGCCGTGGTGTTTCATTCTCCCCATGTCCCAGGAAGAAGTGCGCTTTATCCATCCCGACAATGGTGTTAGCCGCAAAGTAGGGATCCACATGCCAGGGTTGCCCGGAGAAACGGTAAATAGTCCCACCGTCACCGCCGTCTTTCCCTTTTTGCTGGGCCCCGCCATCACGTCCGACACCCACCTGCCCGCCAAACGCTTTCGGCGAACTCATGGCGAAGTAGGTATCCTCGCGCAGGAGTTCATGATAGCGCCGGACGATAGCCAGATTGGAGACATACGCATTCAGGGACGCCCCACCCTTCTCACGCACAGCATCTTCCAACTGCATCATGAGATCCTCAGTGAGGGCCCGATTGGTGCCGCTATTCGCCAACACCACTGATTGCCAGTATTCATTCCCCGCAGTTGAGCGGTTAATGTTGCCGAAGTTCCCATTCCCCGGATTGCCATCATCAATAATGCCCAACAAGCCGTTGGTATGGTAGATCGCCCCGGATTTCGTCGTGTTCTCGATACAGAAGAAGTCCCCTGCGGCAGTGCCACTAGGCGCGGATCCACTGATCGTGACTGTCCGGTTGACGGTATCCACCGCCGTGACGGTACGTGATGCCGCCAGGTCTGCATCATTATCGGATGCATCAATCAGGTCAACCACCATCCCAAGATCAACGCCCGGAAGCGCATTCACAGTAATCGTGGTCTGATTGTCTGCGGCAGGCATGACTCCCAGTTTTCCCAGCCCATCTGAGATGAGATCCCCGTTAATCAGCCGCAACACCCGTCGCCTGAAGCCCTGCTCCATCATCTTCAAGGCTGTCTGGAACGCAAACTTGGAATTGCGTGCATCCTGCAAGAGCTTCCACGACATATTGTAGAGTCCTGCAAATTCCTGCAGGGCAAATGTCGCTTCCGCTGTATCCGGGTTTAGATTAGACGGTAAGGTGCCGCCTTCAGCCAAGCCCGTCCACGCGCCAGGATTCTTGGTCAGAATGGGCATAATGAACTGCCCTCGACCACCCATAGGCTTCTTGATTTTCTGGAACAGATTCCAGGTCACGACTTCCTGATTGAGCAAATACAGGACCTGATCCACCCCATAGGTGTATTTCAGGGCCTCAATAACATCTGTGGTACTTGCCATAGCTATCTACTCCTATGACAGGCTAGGTCCTTACTCGGTTTGTCCTGGATTCAGCATTGGCCAGAGTTCATTGGCACGGTCCTGGGGTGTTTTATATCCCCCAGTTTTCCCATCCGTAATGGAGACCTCGCCCCCTTTAGCAGGAAAGGGTGACATGGCCTTGGCTTTGGTAGCCGCCTGTCGATCCATCTCCCGAAGGCCCTTTCGCATAGCTTCCAGGCGCGATTGCACCATCGAGCCATACTGGTCGTTGAGTCCTGCCCCCTCATGGGAATAATACACATCTTGCAGATACTCATTCGCCCAGGGTTCATCGGGAAGATTGTGGTCGGCACGCGCTTTGGAGAAGCGTTGATCTAAATCAGCCTGAGCAACCTTGGTACTTTGTGATCCAAACTGGTCCCGTAACGCTTTATGTTCTTGGTACATCTGCGCTAGGGCCTGATCACGTTGCTTCAACGCTTGATGCAAAGGATTAATCCCTTCACTAATCAACCGCTCAAACACCTGGGCTGCTGTCGGGCCATCCAGATAGGACATCTCTCGCAACTGATCGAGCAACTGCGCATTCTGCTGCTGTTTTCCCTGCGCTTGTTGCTGCTGCTGCTGCATCTGCTGCTGTTGCTGCATATACTGCTGCTGTTGCTGCCATTGCTGGCGTTGTCCCTCAAAAGCACGCCGCTCCTCTGCCAATGTCTGGGATTTTTTCGTGAACTCGGCCTGTACATCCTTCGGCCAGGCTCCCTCGTGGGACCCAGTGCTGTCTACACTGTCTGGAGAAACCTCTGGGGAGGCTTCTGTGGATTCTACTAGTTCGGTATCTTCAGCCATGCATCCTCCAGTGAGTGGGCATACGAGTGCTTAGCAGGTGTTCATCTGCCGATGAGTCTGGCTAGGCGTATTCGTCTCCCCCTGTTCAATAGACTTTGCTCTGGCAGCAGTATGAAAGCGAGTGGTCCTGCTTGTCAACCACGCGGAGGGCCTTGGGGACCCTGTTGGGCAGCCATGGCTTGTGCCAACGCCTCTGGGGCTTGGGGAGCCACTTGTTGGCTGGCCTTGACTTGCTCCAGCGCCATGTCAATAGCTTCCGCAGCTGCTTTCGCCGCCGCTTGCTGAGCTGCCTGGGCCACAGCCCCCTGAATCTGCTGATTGTCTGCACCCGCCTGTCGTCGTTCGGACGCTTCCATGAGGAGTTCACGACATTTATTCCAGAAGGTCACAAAGCCTTCCTGAATCTCAGGACTGGCTCCCAGAAATTCCATCGTCGCCATTTCAGATTCTAGTTCATCCATGACCACCCGCAGATTCCAGAAGGGCATGGGAATTTGGGGCGGGAGGGGCTGACCCTGCCACATCCGCTCAATCAAATGCATCGTGAGCTTGCGATATTTGGCTTCTGCGTCTTCCCGTCCCGCATCTCCCATAGACAGGTCAGCCGCAATCTTTTCCTTATCTACCCGTCCCGTACGTTCGTCGATATAGAGCACACTCAGGGGGGATTGGAGGTGTTCCCTGATTCGGGCCTCCCGCAGCGCCCGCATCTCTGGCACCAGACTGCCACGCTCCACTGTAATGGAGTAATCCGTGCCCGCCCGCAGGATTTCTGAGGTCTGGAAGATAAAGACTTCATCCTTCATGGAATTGTCGGTGTAATGCAACGTGCGAAAGGGGGGATAAAACTCTTTCACCCGATTTACGCGCATTTCCTTGACTTTCCCCATGCGCTCTCCCAGATGGCGATACAGATTCCCCCACTGGGTATCGAGCAGTTCCTGCAACATAGGGACCGCCATGGGACCCCGCATCTGCCCAGGGAATTTTGACTCCTGGAACAAATCCACCCCACCGGCTACTTCCCGCAGCAGTTTCAGGGTTAAGTCGATAGATTGCATGAACCATGAGGGGAGATCAGGCGGATCTCGACGCTGCACCATCTTGGCCCCCTGCTCATTCAAGCCATTTTCGATCGGGGCCGGGTAATCTGCCGCAATGTCTTCCCGTTTGAGGGCAGGTCCCAGGAGTTCATTCGCATAGATCGACGCATTGGCCTGCTCGCCCAATTGTGAAAGCCGTTTATTGAGAAAGCGTTGAGGGGCGATGAGATCAGAAACGTAATCGTTGCTCCAGAATGAGGCCACGGTTGGACCCCAGTGGAAATCCACCAGGGGAATAAACCCATACGGATTATCCTCATCCAGCAAGATCTGCTCCCCTGGAATAAAGGCCGTGTACTGTCCGCGTGGATGCTTTTTGGATATCGGTTGGTAGCGTTCCACCACCACGGCCAGATCTGGATCATTGTCCGTGCGTGTACCTTGAATCCTGGGAATCAGGTCCTGCAAGTGTACCGCCCCCGTCGGATCTCCAAATTGTTTGAGGTCCGTTGAGAGAATCCGTACCTCTCGCGCATCCTTGATATTCTGAATCGTGGTCTTGTCCAGATCGTAGTTGGCCTCGATCCATCCCAGGGTCCGAATCTTGGCGATGTAGACGGCTTGGTCTGGAGCCAGGTCATCAATTGAACGCACGGACGCATCCAGAAAAACCTGTAAGGGGCTCAGGACTTCACTCCCGACATCCCCAGTCAGGACCATTTCTTCCACGACTTCAAACTGTTCCTTGGGAGCGCCCTGTGCCAACGCCTGTTGCCGCAGACTTTCAGGTATCTGCTCTCCACTGGCCACATGAGTCCACAATAATTCCCCAGTGGCTTCATCGAACTGGGGCATGGGTTCCATAGTGGCATCCTTCACCCAGGGCACATACTCAAACGCCACACCCCCAACCGCTGCCCACCACAAAATTTCCCAGGTCCGGGAGGGCTGATCGAGTTTCTCATCCAGCGCCTTGATGAGCTTATCCACGACGGCTGCATTGGCAATCGAACTGGGATCCTGCTTATCAGCCCGTGCCCGAAAGACAGGAGCAATGCTACTTAACCGCCCCATGATCTTGCCCAGCATCTGGGCCGCAATATTGAAGACCAGGTGGAGTTTGTTGGGGTCTCGACGGCGCGTAAACAGCACCCGATTTTGGGCCCCGACCCAATGCTCCCCCGACACAAATGCGAGGTTGGTCAGAATCCGCAGTTCCACCGAGCCCACATTGCGGGCTTTCTGTGCCCGTAAGCGGTCATAGTCTGTGGTGTAATCCGCAAGTCGTTCCGCTTTATCGGCCATTTATTGCGCTCCCAAATGCGCATCAGGTAAATCAGCCAGACGCCCCTCTTCCGTGAACGTCACGGTCGCTTGTGCTGGCGGGGGTGTCATCTCCACCAAATCCATCCGGGTACGTAGCTGTGCGAGTTCCGCTTCCAGGTGGGCTAGCTTTAGGAGCCACGCTTCTTCGTTGACCTTGCGCGATGGACGCCCGAGCCATGTCAGCCACTTCTGTTGGATCCATACCACGATCTATCGCCTCATTGAACAGGGTATCAAATGTCTGTGATTCCGTCTGCCCTGATGTGTTGTCGGTGCGTGTCATCGCCAGTGAATGCATGACAAACCGCAGTTTACGCTCAACCGTCCGCAGCCGCTCCTCAAGTTCATGTCGATTCATTATTCACGTCCTAGATGGGAATCACTAGGGGCACGCGCTGCCCGCTTGCGGATTGGTGATCCCATCCATTGCACCGATCCCACGGGCGGAATAAAGACTGGCGGCTTGGGCTTACGCGGTCCACGCGGATGGCGGGAGAGCACATGCTCAATACAATCCAGGGCATGATCATTCGTCTTGAGGCGTTCATATTTCCCCGAGGCTGTGGTCTGGTCAGGCCAGACCGCACTCTCCAGTTCATAGGGCAGCACCTCCAGCCAGGGAGCTAACCAAATTTGCTCATGCTGGAAGTATTGCCGGGCCGCTTCGGTGCGGACTTCCCGTCCCCGATGATTGGCCAGGAGGCGCACGCCATGATGCAGAAATTCCTGTTTGAACTGGCTGTTGGCATCCACCCAGGCCATCGCACGGGCTTTCCAGAGTATCGCCATCCGGCAGAACGCCTGTGCCCATGTCACCAGCGATGTAGCGGGTTCCA